GATTTACAGCGGCAAGTTTTACTTCAAATGAATGTTTCATAAACTGCACCTTCAGATGTCAGATTATGTCCAACATTTGGGGTGCAGTTCAATCAGCGTCGCATCAGGCATCCTGCTCAAATGCCGGATGCGGCGTAAACGCCTTATCCTGCCTACAATGCGGAGTTTAACTCCGCTTATACAGCGGCAACCAAATCACCAGCCGTAAACCGCCCAGCGGGCTGTCTTCTGCTTTAACCCAGCCGCGATGCTGCTGAATGGCGGTTTCAACAATCGCCAGCCCCAAACCTGTACCGCCAGATTCACGATCGCGTGCTTCATCGGTACGATAGAACGGACGGAAAATCTGTTCGCGATCTTCCGGGCTAACGCCAGGACCATCGTCGTCCACCGTAATGGTGATACCGTCTTTATCTACCGCAAAGCCCACTTCAATCTTCGTATGGGAATAACGCAGAGCATTACGAACAATGTTTTCCAGCGCACTTTCCAGGGCGTTCGGATTGCCGTACAGCGGCCACGGCCCAGGAGGGAAGTTAACTGTCAACGACTTGCCCATTTGCTCGGCTTCGAACGCCGCGTTATCCAGCACTTCACTCCACAACTGATTGGCTTTGATGGTCTCGCTAACCAGCGCGTTTTTTTGCTGATTACGTGACATCACCAACAGGTCGTTAATCATGCTGTCCAGACGTTGCGCTTCGGTTTCAATACGCTCCAGTTCCTTGCTTTCACCGCTACGACGGCGCAGTAACGCCGTACCCAGTTGTAGACGCGTCAGCGGGGTGCGCAGCTCGTGAGAGATATCAGAAAGCAGACGCTGCTGAGAGGTCATCATGCGCTCCAGCGCGGTGACCATCTGGTTAAAACTGGCACCAGCGGCAAGGAATTCCTGTGGCCCCGCTTCAAGTTCCGGGTGCTGGCGTAAGTTTCCCTGGGCAACTTCATCGGCAGCGTTTTTCAGCTTACGCGCCGGTTTTGCCAGACTCCAGGCCAACCACAACAGCAGCGGCGTACTGACCAACATGGTGACAATCAGCAGTAATAGCGGGCGGTCAAACAGTAAGTTAATGAAATCGGATTGAGAACTGCTGGCCGGACGAATCAGATAAAGTTGGTAATTATCTTCGCCATCACGCACGGAGAACGGACCGACCAGTTCCACGCGGCCATACTTTTTCTTCTGCGGATGATCGGCGTTATCGGCCTGACCAATAAAGTTACGAATGATCTGCATTTCGCTGCGTTCAGCGCCGATCACGCGGCCTTCGGTGGTCACCAATAACAAACGCTGTCCTGGCGGTGCCCACTTATCAATCGCCCGGAACAGACGCCGCCACCACATTAAATCGTTGGGCGGATCGTTCGCCAGCTCCGCTTCGACATGCTGCTCAATCATCAGACCCTGACGCTGTTCGCTATCCAGAAGCTCGGTCATCTGGCGTGAATCGAGCTTGGGTAACATCAAAACCAACATCAACACCAGCGCCAGCGTCAGCCAGAAGATGGCGAAGATGCGCGCGGTTAAGCTGCCTATCATGAAGCAGAAACCATCAGATAGCCGCGACCACGCAAGGTTTTAAACCATGGGTGACCATCTTTACGATCCGGCAGTTTACGACGCAGGTTGGAAATGTGCATATCGATAGCGCGGTCGAAGGGCGTCAGGCGTTTGCCCAGCACTTCCTGGCTTAAATGTTCACGGGAAACCACCTGACCCAGATGCTGTGCCAGCAAATAGAGCAGGGTAAACTCAGTGCCGGTTAACTCCAGCGTTTGCCCGTCGAAGCTGGCTTCCTGACGGCCTGGATTCAGCACTAAGGCATCAACTTCAAGCGTCGGTGAACCGTTGTCGTTGTTTTGCTGTTGCTCGCTCCAGTGCGAACGGCGCAGGATCGCGCGAATACGTGCCACCAGCTCACGATCATTAAACGGTTTCGGGAGATAGTCATCTGCGCCCAGCTCAAGGCCGAGAACGCGATCAAGTTCACTGCCGCGCGCCGTCAACATAATGACAGGCGTCTGGTGTGTCTGGCGAAGTGCTTTTAATGTGTCGATACCATTTTTCTTCGGCATCATTACATCAAGCAAAAGTAAATCAATGCTGTCGTCCAGAAGATCAAGCGCCTGTTCCCCATCGTGGGCAACAATCACGTTGAAGCCTTCCATCTCGAGCAGCTCCTTTAATAGGGAAGTCAGCTCTCGGTCATCATCAACTAACAGGATTTTATTCATTGTTTAAATACCTCCGAGGCAGAAATTACGTCATCAGACGTCGCTAATCCATGACTTTACGTTGTTTTACACCCCCTGACGCATGTTTGCAGCCTGAATCGTAAACTCTCTATCGTTGAATCGCGACAGAAAGATTTTGGGAGCAAATGATGCGCATAGTTACCGCTGCCGTCATGGCCTCAACGCTGGCAGTCAGTTCATTAAGCCACGCTGCTGAAGTCGGTTCAGGCGATAACTGGCATCCGGGTGAAGAACTTACGCAGCGCAGTACGCAGAGCCATATGTTCGACGGCATAAGTTTAACCGAACATCAGCGTCAGCAGATGCGAGATCTTATGCAACAGGCCCGGCACGAACAGCCTCCTGTTAATGTTAGCGAACTGGAGACAATGCATCGCCTTGTCACCGCAGAAAATTTTGATGAAAACGCTGTGCGCGCACAGGCAGAAAAAATGGCGAACGAGCAAATAGCTCGTCAGGTTGAGATGGCAAAAGTCCGCAACCAAATGTATCGCCTGTTAACGCCGGAGCAGCAAGCGGTTTTAAACGAGAAACATCAACAACGAATGGAGCAGTTGCGCGACGTGACGCAATGGCAAAAAAGTTCATCGTTGAAGCTATTGAGTAGTAGCAACTCACGTTCCCAGTAGTAAACCCTGTTTTCCTTGCCATAGACACCATCCCTGTCTTCCCCCACATGATGTGGGGGTTTTTTTTATCAATTACTTACATGCAATCAAAAGTAAAAACAGGTACTTATCGAAAGCTGTAAGGGGTTGGAGCGGTTTCAAAATTTCTTGAGTGTGGACACTATGTGGACACTCAGAGGGGGAAATTTATAACGTCACTCCGCCTTTTAGTGGATTCAGAGCGACGGCATTTTGCAGATAGTCAGGCGCAAGGTGCGCATAGGCCATCGTCTGCTGAATGCTCGCATGTCCCAGAATCTGTTGCAGTGCGATTATATTGCCCCCATTCATCATGAAATGGCTTGCGAATGTATGCCGCAGGATGTGGGTTGCCTGATTGGGTGGTATATCAGGTTTCACTCTGCGTAAAATCCCGCAAAATTTCTCATAATCAACTTTGAATAATTTGGCGCTGGCCTCCTCTTTAACTTTTTTCTCCAGTTCCTCAGAAATCGGCACGGTTCGCTTTTTACCGTTTTTGGTTTTCAGGAAGGTAACCCTGCAATTTGTAATCTGTGCTGGTTTTAGCGTGGCAACTTCCGTCTATCTTCCTCCAGTGCTCAGACATAAAAGCGCGACAAGTAAGTCATCACCAGCCAAAACATTTAACAGTTTTTCGATTTCTGCTTTTTCCAGGAACGTCATTTCAGGGTTGGCCTCCGCCAGTGGCGGCAGTCCGTGAATTGGGTGTTGCCCAGAAAATTCATCCAATTGAATTAATTTTGTGAACATGCCGGATAATCGGTACATGTCACGGTTTATCGTTGCGGCACTGATACCATCACGTAGTCGCATGGAACGATAATCCATCAAAGCCCTTTTGCTCATCCTGCTCACTGGTATATCACCTATGCCGCTGATGGTTTTGAGTAGATGATTAAACTCTTTTGTTCCATGCTCGTGGTTTTGCCCGTGATATTTCCACCAGATGTCCAGCAACTCACTCAAAGTCCGGCGGTCTGCTCGCTGGCCTCCCCATTCTTTCTGACTGGCATTGGCGATTGTGTATCGCTCAAATGCTAGTGCTTCAGCTTTTCTTTCGAATTTCCTGCGGATGCGTTTTCCGTCGCGACCGCGAGGTCTAATGTCCACTTCATAGCGACCATCATCGAGCTTCTTAATTGCCATAAGAAAGCCCTCCGGCGCTGTATTCACCATCTTGGTAGCAAATGGTGAAAATGTAATCTTTATATAGAGTTAGCCAATCCTTTTTGCGGAGTGGTTGGACTCTGTTGACTCTGGCCCAATGTGCGCGAGAGCCGGTGCGATTTGTCCTGCGTCCGGCGCGGTTTTATCTGTCATAAGCCATAGAGCATATTTTTGGAATGTGGGATGCATAGTGATTTTTAGCAAAGCTGTGCCACCGGGTTCAAAGTTTCCTCCTTCATATTTTTTAAGTGTGCTTAGCGGTAACTCTATGATTTCACAGAATTTTGATTGGCTTAGCCCTTCAGCCTCACGCAAGGCCTTAATCTTTTCGCTTAATTTCATTTGACATGGTGCCTATATAGGGACTAAATTCCCTCAAAACTGGAACCTATATAGGTTCCATTGATTTGAGAATAAACCAGCGTCTAAACGGTTTTGAGTGGTTTAGAAAGGGCTGGATCCTATGAGGGTACCATATATGGACGCTGAAAATTATGTGATTCAGTATCCGCTTGATGCGGTTCATGTGGATAAATTTGCTGATTTATTAGGGAAGCCAAAGACAGCCGTCAGTGAAATGGTGAAGGCAAATAAATTACCAATTATTGAATTGCGTGATCCTTGCAAACCGAAGGCTCGTGCCGGTGAAAAATGGGTTTTCATTCCTGAGTTTAATCGCGCTGTACGTGAGGCGTTTTATAACCGACCGGTTGAACAGCGTGATGCATGGCTTTTGTGGATGGGGTTGTGATTATGAATGAGCCGCGTTGTATTGCTCAGTTACTGCGTAACGAAAGCCCCAGGGCGATTGACTTCACCATCACCCACGGGAAGGGTCGCAAGGGAATCATTATCCGCACCAAAAAACAGAGTCCGTTAAAAAAGGCTCTGACCTTTCTGAAAAGCCGGAGGGTCTGGAAATGACAGTGATGACGCTCAATCTCGTTGAAAAACAGCCAGCAGCTATGCGCCGGATAATTGGTAAGCATCTGGCCGTCCCTCGCTGGCAGGAAACATGCGATTATTATAATCAGATGATGGAACGCGAACGGCTAACGGTTTGCTTCCATGCGCAGTTAAAACAGCGTCACGCAACGATGCGTTTTGAAGAAATGAACGACGTCGAACGTGAACGGCTGGTTTGTGCAATTGATGAACTGCGTGGGGCATTCTCAAAACGCCGTCAGGTCGGTGCAAGTGAGTATGCATATATTAGCTTTTTAACTGTCAGTCAGCGCCGTACTTTATTTATGCATGCGGGATTGACTGAAAAAGAATTCAACCAGCCATACTGGCGAATTAATGAAGAGTCATGTTACTGGCGTGATGCTTTATTTCGTGCGTTACGTGAATTATTCAGTCTGTTTGAGTATGCGCCGACAATTCTGACGTCGGTAAAACCAGAGCAATATCTGCATTAAGTAATTAACCAGAGTTTTTAACGCACTTAATCGTGCGGGGCTTCTTTTTGCCTGGAGAAAGTCATGCATACAGTTTCTGAAAATCAGTGCGGTATATACGCATTACTGCTGCAACAGGCCAGAACTGAAGCACAGGCCGACGCTGCGACGCGCTTTTCTTCTCATCTTGACGCCATGATTCGCCACATCACAAAGGCGGAGTTATCCCGCGTGGAGATAGTCGAGCTGCTCAGTCAGGAGTCGGAAAAATTTCACAATATCGGATTGTCTCGCGGGGAGGTGCTTTGATGTCCTGTTCTCGTTCAGTTGTATTACTGAATAACGCCTTAAAAATCGCCGTTATGGAGAATGGCGATTTGTCTCTTATTCAACTTAGGTTTGATAAAGAAAAACGCGAAATAACTGAATCTGTTTTCGCGATTTATCAGAACGAATTAAATCTCCTGTCTGATGTGGTCAATTTACTTGTTAAACGCGCTGTATTTCATAAGCAAATTTCATCCGTGGATGAACTGACAAAATTAACGACAGAAATCGCCAGCTATTGCGCTGATGAATTTAAGAAGCTGAACGACAAAAGGAGCTGGTAATGCCGGACAACGTAGATTTTATTCAGGAACAACAGGCTGAATTACTGGAGCGCCAGATTAATGCGGCAAGGGTAAAACATTGCGGTGCTTCTGCGCTGGTTTGCGAAGAGTGTGACGCGCCAATACCTGCTGCCCGTCGTGCGGCTTATCCGTCAGCCACGCGTTGTGTTTCCTGTCAGTCAGTCTTTGAAGCAAAAAACAAACATTACCGGAGAACGGCATGAGTATTCGTATTGAAATTGGCGAACGTTATGTCGTTACCAGTGACAGCTTTCAGTTTATTCTCCACGAGAAAAAGAGAGCTGAAAGCGGTAAAAACGCCGGTCAGGAATGGCTGGCGGTGGTTGGTTATTACCCGAAATTAAGCCAGCTCGTTTCCGGCCTGATGCATCACGATATTCTGACCGGAAGCGCAAAGTCTTTTGCTGATTTAAACGCGCAGGTTGAGCAACTCAGCAAGCGTTGTTCAGAGGCTTTTGGCTCATATGGCCGTTAAAGCCTCCGGGCGTTTTGTCCCTCCGTCAGCATTTGCCGCAGGCACCGGTGAGACGTTTACCGGTGCTTATGCATGGAACGCGCCACGCGAGGCCGTCGGGCGAGAAAGACCTCTTACACGTGACGAGATGCGTCAGGTGCAAGGTGTTTTATCCACGATTAACCGCCTGCCTTACTTTTTGCGCTCGCTGTTTACTTCACGCTATGACTACATCCGGAGCAATAAAAGTCCGGTACACGGGTTTTATTTCCTCACATCCACTTTTCAGCGTCGTTTATGGCCGCGTATTGAGCGTGTGAATCAGCGCCATGAAATGAACACCGACGCGTCGTTGCTGTTTCTGGCAGAGCGTGACCACTATGCGCGCCTGCCAGGAATGAATGACAAGGAGCTGAAAAAGTTTGCCGCCCGTATCTCATCGCAGCTTTTCATGATGTATGAGGAACTCTGCGATGCCTGGGTGGATGCGCATGGCGAAAAAGAATCGCTGTTTACGGATGAGGCGCAGGCTCACCTGTATGGTCATGTTGCTGGCGCTGCACGTGCTTTCAATATTTCCCCTCTCTACTGGAAAAAATACCGTAAAGGACAGATGACCACGAGGCAGGCATATTCTGCCATTGCCCGCCTGTTTAACGATGAGTGGTGGATTAGTCAGCTTAAAGGCCAGCGTATGCGCTGGCATGAGGCGTTACTGATTGCTGTCGGGGAGGTCAATAAAGACCGTTCACCTTATGCCAGTAAACATGCCATTCGTGATGTGCGTGCGCGCCGCCAGGCAAATCTGGAATTTCTTAAATCGTGTGACCTTGAAAACAGGGAAACCGGCGAGCGCATCGACCTTATCAGTAAGGTGATGGGCAGTATTTCTAATCCTGAAATTCGCCGGATGGAGCTGATGAACACCATTGCCGGTATTGAGCGTTACGCCGCATCAGAGGGTGATGTGGGGATGTTTATCACGCTTACCGCGCCGTCAAAGTATCACCCGACACGTCAGGTTGGAAAAGGCGAAAATAAAACCGTCCAGCTTAATCACGGCTGGAATGATGAGGCATTTAATCCAAAGGATGCGCAGCGTTATCTCTGTCGTATCTGGAGCCTGATGCGCACGGCATTCAAGGATAATGATTTACAGGTCTACGGTTTGCGAGTCGTCGAGCCACACCACGACGGAACGCCGCACTGGCATATGATGCTTTTTTGTAATCTACGCCAGCGTAACCAGATTATCGAAATCATGCGTCGCTATGCGCTCAAAGAGGATGGCGACGAAAGAGGAGCCGCGCGAAACCGTTTTCAGGCAAAACACCTTAACCGGGGCGGTGCTGCGGGATATATCGCGAAATACATTTCAAAAAATATCGACGGCTATGCACTGGATGGTCAGCTCGATAACGATACCGGCAGACCGCTGAAAGATACTGCGGCGGCTGTTACCGCATGGGCGTCAACGTGGCGCATCCCGCAATTTAAAACGGTTGGCCTGCCGACAATGGGAGCTTACCGTGAGCTACGTAAATTGCCTCGCGGCGTCAGCATTGCTGATGAATTTGACGAACGCGTGGAGGCTGCACGCGCCGCCGCAGACAGTGGCGATTTTGCGCTGTATATCAGCGCGCAGGGCGGGGCAAATGTCCCGCGCGATTGTCAGACTGTCAGGGTCGCTCGTAGCCCGTCGGATGACGTTAACGAATACGAGGAAGAAGTCGAGAGAGTGGTCGGCATTTACGCGCCGCATCTCGGCGCGCGTCATATTCATATCACCAGAACGACGGACTGGCGCATTGTGCCGAAAGTTCCGGTCGTTGAGCCTTTGACTTTAAAAAGCGGCATCGCCGCGCCTCGGAGTCCTGTCAATAACTGTGGAAAGCTCACCGGCGGTAATACTTCGTTACCGGCTCCCTCGCCTTCTGAGCACGCCGCAGCAGTGCTTAATCTGGTTGATGACGGTGTTATCGAATGGAATGACCCGGAGGTCGTGAGGACGCTCAGGGGTGCATTAAAGCACGGCCTGAAAATACCAAATCGTCAGCAAAGAAACGGAAGCCCGTTAAAACCACATGAAATAGCACCGTCGGCCAGGCTGACCCGGTCGGAACGATTGCAAATTACCCGTATCCGCGTTGATCTCGCTCAGAACGGTATCAGGCCGCAACGATGGGAGCTTGAGGCGCTGGCGCGTGGCGCGACCGTAAATTATGACGGGAAACCTTTCACTTATCAGGTCGCTGATGATTGGCCGGGATTTTTGTTACCCATTTGAGTAAAAATACAGCGTGATTTTATATGTCTTTGAATGGATTATGCGAAGCACCTCTAAGGTAGATGAGGAGCAATAGCGTGTTGAATCAGAAGGCTAAATTGTATTGAATCGTTAGCATGTAATTGAAGGCAGCTATTTGATTCGAGTCATAAAAGAGCATCTATTTCGGTTAATAAAACCATTGCGAGTGACTTTATGTCGAAGCATAATTCATCTCGAGCGAAGTCTTGCTAGTCTTTCATCGGATTGATGACGGGCGCAAAAAAACCACCCTGGCAGGTGGTTTTTTTGTTTGAAGCATACTAAAGAAAAATACTTACATGGATATTACTGACGTTTACTGACAAACCACTCGGACTACCATATGGATAGCCAAAGAGGGCCAGAACGAGAATGCAGTAATAGCACTTCTTCATATCGCCTCCTGTAAGCAGAGGGCAATTTCCGCCGATATATGCGCTTCTAAGGCGGAGTGACTATTGAGCGAAGTCTTGCCCTGAAATAATGCTCTGTTTAAACGCAAAGTGATCTGGCATATCACCGAACAGAGGACCTGAACAACACAATATATAGTATGTCGTTGTTTCTGGTTGCATTTTATGTTGTGTAATACTGGTTTTGCATCAAGGATGTTTGAGCTTTTTTTGATATAGCTCAAAGTAAAAAGCAGAGACTACGGATGATAAGGTCTTGAAAGCAATGTAAATTTTTTAAAGTTGTGAGTGGCTAGAAATGCACAGTTTCAATATGGCGGATTTAAACAAGTAATTAAAAATAGCGCCATAAATTCCAATAAAATCATTATGTTGCGTTTTCTGTGGAAGCTGCGGTGACTCTGAAATTTTCTTTTAGTGTCGCTGAGGTTTAACAACTCGCTGCGCAAGTAGTTAGTGTTTTTTTAACTCAATGTTCTGATTTATAAGGTTTTTTATAAATCGTGGGCTGATTGCGCGTATTCATCTCGTGTTATCAGCAAAGATAAGCGCTATATGCAGAACTGAATGCATATATGATGTCGAAAATGTTATGGGAAAACGTGGATTAGTGTTATAGTAATGGCTGAAAAACAGCCTTGACATAAAATAACAACTGTGATATGGCTGTGCATACTTAACTTTTTTAACGTAGGAGGCAACCATGAGCTATGCAGCTAAAAAACTGCTTGACCGCTATTGGGATCGCCGACTACCTGTCGATCCGTTTAAGCTTGCTAAAGCGTGGGGTGCTCGTGTTGAAGCACTTGAGGAATCGGCTTATAACAACGATGGGTTAAGCGGTCTGGCTGTCATCAAAAAGGGTGTCCATAGGATTTATTTTGATTCTAGTGAACATTCTAATCGTCAACGTTTTACTGTTGCACACGAGTTAGGTCATCATGTGCTGGGGCATACCCAGGACGGAGAGTACCATCGGGATAATGTCGGGAATTATTCAACAGGTGCTCGTGATTACCGTGAGGTTGAAGCAAACAAGTTTGCTGCTGAGTTGTTAATGCCTGAGTCTGCTATACGTCAATTGGTATCCAGAGAAGGTATTGATAGCACTTTGAGATTAGCAAGCATCTTTAATGTATCAGAAGCCGCTATGCATTGGCGCTTAAAGAGCTTAGGAATGGCTTATTAATTAGCCTTTAACTTTTAACCTGTTTAAAATCACCTTTACGTTTGTACATGTAAGGGTGATTTTTTTATGGCTGATATTGATTTATCTGGACAGTCCCCAGAGCAAGGAACCACTCCTAAGGGCGATTTAGATCCTGATATCCTTATAAGGCGAGATAGACGGGATGGTATAGAGCGTAGAAGTATGCGATTAGTGCTCTCTGCCGTTGTGCTTTGTTTTGCTTGTACATTTCTATGGCAGGGGCTTAACTTTGCTTTGGCTGTTGGAAATGGCTTGCTGGAAGCGAAAAGCAGTATTGCCACAGCGATAACACAAAAAGTAGATGCACAAACTTGTGTTTCAGCAGAAAAATGTTCTGCTTTATCTGCGGATCCGAAGATGGCTGATGAGAGGATAACACCATCTTCAGACACTAATAAAGTTAGAAAATCTATTTCTGGTTTATCCACCGATTGGTTATCGGCCAGTTCTCTAATAGCTATTGTTGCATTCATCCTTGGTGTGGGTTTAACTTTGCTTTTGACTCTTCTTAAATCAGCATTTCAACACCCGACAGATAAAGACTTTAGAACAAAGTCGACATCTAATACTATTGAGTTGGCCACGCCAATCAGTGAATTAATAATTGGTGTTCTGAATATAATTAAAGACAAACTATCTAAGTAAAGCATTAGTTGTGATTTTTTATTGGTTTTAGTGATAATACATCTCCAGTACTTATTGTTACTGGAGAGTATTTTTAGTCGTTTTATATTTTTAATGTTAGTGAATGATATTCACGAGAGTTCACGTTCGATGTGATGTAATCGGGGGCGTTAACACCAAGAATCGCAACGAGCAATCGGCAAATTAAAGCCTGCATTTGTTGTAATATGTCATCTCCATATTGATAATTGTTAATAGTGGTAAAGCCAAGTGGTTGACCATGAAACATAGCTTCATGAAAGTTTTCATTGCGGATGTTTGTAATGTTTTTTTTGCCTGTAACCCATGATGGTCGTGGTATGCCATAAGTTTTGCAGATCCACTTCAAGCGCCTGGAGTGATTTAGAGTCTTTTCTGTACACTTGTTCTTTTCTGCCCATGTTAAAGCAAAGCAACTATCCAGTGCCATATAAAGATACTGGAATTTTTCGAAGCTAAGGTATTGTGGGTTTTGGGATAAAAATAGTGCATGCACTATTGCTGCGATATTTATTGGTGCGTGTTTGGTTTTTTTCTCGCTAGACATGTATTTGAGTGCTAATTCTATAACCTCTTTTTCAGAGCACTTGACCAGAATAAAGTCAGTTAATTTGCTGGGTTTTATTGGGGTTGCGTCTAAAAAACCGGCATCAGTAGTTGTTAATCTTATCCCTTTGAAAAAAGACAGACACCACACAGCAAAATTGAGAGTTTCTAGTGAAGATGTATTTTTTAATTTTAGTGAGTGTGTTTTGGGTAAGCCAAATACTCGTTGGCTAAAAGGCATTGTGGATATGCCTCCATTGAGGTTATATACTTCTTGGTTTCCTGGGTATATCCAACCGTTAATAACATTTCTGTGATTGTTTATAAGATTTGTTTTTTCCGCTAGACCGGGTAAAGTAAGTAAAGAAAAATCATCAGTTTCAACGTTAACGTCTACTGGATAGTATCCAAACTCAGCTTCAATATCATTGGATTGCTGTTCGTCAACTTTACCTTGCATACATTGCTCCGGTCAAAAATAGGCTAGATAATTCTCGTAAGCCTATCATGTTCGCAAAGTATCCATACCTGTGGATTTTGTAAATTTAAGTTGATTTGTCATTAAATAAGCCGTGCATGCAACAAGTGAATGTTTTTGCATGCGTCGGGGATGCCCGTTCCGGCTGCTTGCGGTCAGAGCTGGTGCGGATCCATAGTATCTAAGCAACTGCATTAAAACCGCCCTATGAAGCGGGCGGGCGAGGCGGGGAAAGCACTGCGCGCTGGCGGTGGTGCGGATTTTATTTTTTCAGCGTCTGAGCGCGTCGTGACGGCGTTTAGTCTGCCCGTTGGGGGTTGGTGTGTCTGCGGGATGTTTTGTGCGGTGGTGAGCGTGTGAGGGCGTGATGACGGGGTGTAAAAAAGCCGCCCGCAGGCGGCGATGTTCAGCCGTTGTCTGTGTCCAGTGAGTAGTTTTTAAAGCGGATAACCTCCTGACCGAGCCAGCCGTTTATTTCCCGAATCCTGTCCTGTAACGGGATAAGCTCATTGCGGACAAAGACCTTTGCCACTTTCTCAATAT